CCGCTAGGGTTGTGCGCAGCGATCAGGAAGTCGCTGAAATGCGCGAAGAGCAACAGGCGCAGCAAGCACAGCAAATGCAAATGCAGCAACAGACGCAAACTGCTGAAGCTATGGGCGCGGCTGCACCAATGGTTAAGGCTGTCGGCGGCTTGGACATGCAGCAACAATGAAGCAAATCGAAGATCTCAAGTTAGCATACCGCCGCACGTTTAACAGCGAGGACGGCGAGGCAGTGCTGGCTGACCTTAAAACACGGTTTGCCTTTGAGCAGACCACATTTACGCAGGGCGATCCGCACCAGACGGCGTTCAACGAGGGCCAGCGTAGCGCAATATTATTGATCGCCCGAATGCTGGCCGAGAACGCCAAACCAAAAAGGTAAATCCAAAATGAGCGAAGAGGCAACCCCGTCAGCGGGATCTCCAGACGTGGCTGATGCAGCCCCGGCAGTTAGCTTCCTTGATAGCCTGCCAGAAGATCTGCGCGGCGAACCCAGCTTACGCAATTTCAACGATGTTGGCGCGCTGGCTAAAAGTTACACACATGCCCAGCGCATGATTGGCGGCGATAAGATTGGCAAGCCATCTCAAAGCTGGACTGACGAACAGTGGACTGAACACCACGTCCACAGCGGCAGACCAGACACGTCGAGCGGCTATGAGTTCAAGCTGGACGGCCAACTGGCTGACAGCACGTTGGAAGGCTTCAGAGAAAGCGCCCACAAGGCTGGCTTATCAGGCAAGCAGGCGCAGACTGTGGCTGAGTTTATGGACAGCAGCTTGGGCCAGATGGCGACAGACCGGGCTGATCAGGCTGAAACCCTGCGGCACGAAGGTGAGCAAGAGTTAAGGCAGCAATACGGCAAGGCATACGAGCAAAAATTAGATCTGGCAATCGGCGCTGCAAGGCAAATGCTTGGCGACAAGGTAGACATTCTAGAGAATGTTGAACTGTCAGACGGTAGATTGCTGGGCGATCACCCGGAGATCATCAGGATGTTCTCTGCATTTGCTGAGCAGATCGGCGAGGACAACCTGATCGGAGAAACAACTGAGATGGTGATGACGCCTGATGAGGCGCAGCGCCAGCTAAGTGAAGTCACAAGGCAGGACGGCCCATATTGGGATCGCAACCACCCTGAGAGGCAGGCATACGTCGATGAGGCGTTACGCCTGCGCGAATACCTTTAGAGTTTAGCGGATAAGCTACGGCCCCGCGCATCATGCCAGTGTGTCTGGCAGGCTGACAACCTTTACCAAAGGCATACAAGTCTAAACTTAACTGACTTGTATGTTGGCGGCGTCAAGCACGGCCCCGGCTGGGACAACCGAGCGATAAACCTTTTAATTTCAATAGCTTAAAATAGGAGTGAGACAAAATGTCTTCACAAATATCCACGGCTTTCGTTAATCAATATAGTGCCAACGTTACTATGCTTTCCCAACAAATGGGATCGCTATTGCGTGGCGCAGTAGATGTCGAAAGCGTCAACGGCGAAAAAGCCTTAACATAAGAGGGCCACTGGTTAGTAATAGCCAGATGCAAACTGTGTGAATTGTCTGGGAAACCCTAACGTAAAGCCGAGGGCAATCAGCAGCCAAGCCTCTAACGAGGAAGGTTCAACGACTATCCCGCAAGGGAGTAGGGCCAAGCGGCCCGAAGCGCATGGCACCCTAGTTTTAGGGTGGTGATATAGTCTCATCTATGGGGATAACTCATAGCAGCCGAAAGGCGGTCTGTTTCTAGCGAAATCAGGCGAAGATATTGTCTTTGACCAAGTGGGCGCTGCCGCCGCAGTACTCAGAACAACTCGACACGCGGATACTCCGCTAATCGATACACCGCACAGCAGACGCATGGTCACAATGGCTGACTATGAATACGCTGATTTAATTGATGATCAGGATAAAATTCGTCTTTTGGTTGATCCCACATCAACCTATGCGCGTGCCGCTGCAAGTGCAATGGGCCGTGCCATCGATGACGTGATCATCGCAGCGGCTATTGGGACAGCTAAGACAGGCAAGGATGGTTCCACATCTACTTCCCTGCCAAGCAGCCAAAAAGTTGGTCATGGTTCTGCAAATCTGACGATTGCTAAACTGCTGTCAGCCAAGCAAATTATGGATGAAAGCAGCGTAGATCCATCAATCCCGCGTTACTTAGTTTGTGCGCCAGACCAGATCAGCGCTCTGCTTGGCACAACACAGGTCACGTCGAGTGACTTCAATACTGTGCGTGCTTTGGCAACTGGTGAGGTTAATTCGTATCTCGGATTCAACTTTATCGTGTCTAATCGTCTTGGCACAGACAGCAACAGCCACCGACAGGTTTTTGCATTTGCTGGTGACGGCATCAAGCTGGCGATGGGCAAGGAACCCAGCGCTCGGATCGATGAGCGTAGCGACAAATCGTATGCCACGCAGGTGTACTACTGCCAGACTGTTGGCGCGACCCGTATGGAAGAGTCCAAGGTCGTTGAAATCGCGTGTAGCGAATAGGAGGACTGAAAAATGGCTACTAGATACTCGGTCCAACGGACCAATACACGAGCAACCCCGATCGTCAAAAACCCAGCTAATGTTATGGGTGGACGCATCAGGACTGCTCACGGCGCTTACACAGCATCAAGCTTGGCATCAGGCGATGTTGTTGAGATGTTCACCCTTCCAGACGGCGCACGCCTGATCGAAGGCCATCTCGCACATGGCGCTTTGGGAAACTCAACCACATTGAGTGTCGGCTTTGCCGCGCACGTCAATGCTGCGGGTACTGCCGTGTCCGCTGCTCCTGCGGCTTACAAGGCTGCGGCAGCGTCAACTAGCGCGCAAAAAGTGGACATACTTGCCACACTGGCGCTGCTCAGTGGCACTGAGACTGACACCAACGAAGATGGCGTGATTGTCACTGCAACAATGGGCGGTGCCGCTGGCACTGGCAAAATTGAAGTGACCATCAAATACGCTGTTGACTAACTAACCCGGCGGGGGCGGCTCGCTGCCCCTGCCTCTCTACACCCCCTAAAAATTTGGTGACCAGATGACCTCAACTGTGGACATCGCCAACAATGCGTTAAACGTATTGGGGGCCTCAAATATCTCTGCGTTTGACGAAAATAGCAAAGCTGCGCGCATCGTCAATCAGCGATATGACAGCATCCGCGACAGCGTGTTTCGCGCGCATCCTTGGAACTGCCTAATCAGGCGTCAGGATCTCGCGCAGCTTACGGCCCTGCCAGTTTTTGGCTATTCCTTCCAATACGCATTGCCGGCAGATCCTTATTGCCTCCGGGTTTTAGAGTTCAGCAATGGCAGCATGTCCTATCCCCAAGACAACATGATGAACAACAGCGGTGGCCCTGCGTTTGTCATTGAGGGCCGCAACATCGTCACCGATGAAGGCACCGCAAAGATCAAATATGTGGCGCGCATCACAGATCCCAATGAGTATGACAGCGGTTTAATTGAGGCATTATCAATGCGCCTCGCTGCTGAGATGGCTTACGCGATAACCGGGTCAACCAGCATGGTGCAGATCACCACATCAGCATATGATCAGTCGCTGAAAGAAGCGCGCTTTGTTGATAGCACCGAGGGCGCAACCCGGCGCATAGAGGCGTCTGACTTTATAGAGGCGCGTTACTAATGGCGCGATCAGCCCCCAGCTTTAGCAGCTTTGCAGCGGGTGAAATATCGCCACTGCTAGAAGGCCGCACAGGCATTGAAAAATACCGCGAAGGCTTGGCAGATCTCACCAATATGGTGGTTATGCCGCAGGGTGGTGTGAAGCGCAGACCCGGAACAGAGTTCTTAGGCGAGGTCAAAACCAGCAGCGTTAAAACCCGCTTGATCCCGTTTCAGTTTAAAACGTCTGACACATATATTCTTGAGTTCGGTAACAGCATAATGCGCGTTTACAGAAACGGCGCGCAAGTTCTGAATGCCACTGCCAAAACAATCACCGCCATCACCAAAGCATCACCCGGCGTGTTGACCAGCAACAGCCACGGCTTCAGCAATGGCGATGAAGTTTACATAGTATCTGTCGGCGGCATGGTCGAATTGAACGGGCGCAATTATCGCGTGGCCAACAGCAGCACCAACACGTTTACCCTTACAGATCTGTACGGCGTGGCTATCAACACCACCAGCTTCACCACGTTTACATCTGGCGGCACTGCCACAGAAATCTTTGAGTTAGCCAGCCCATACCCAGAGGCTGATCTGTTTAACGTGCGTTTCGTTCAAAGTGCTGACACGATGTTTTTCGTTCACCCGTCTTACGCCATCCGCACCCTAGTCCGAGCAGATCATAACGATTGGACGTTTGCCACGCCATCTATCAGCGGTTCGCCTGACCCAGCGCTAAACACGTCAAACAACTACCCGTCTGTGGTGACGTTCTTTGAGCAGAGGCTGGTGTTTGGCAATACGAACAATAATCCGCAGACGCTGTGGTTTTCCAAAAATGCTGACTACCTCAACATGACCACAGGAACAGGCGCAAATGACGCCCTGATTTATACCATTGCGTCAAACCAGGTTAACGCGATCCGCTACTTGTCACCCACGCGGGTGCTAACCGTCGGCACTACCGCTGGCGAATATGTTGTCACGGCCACCAGTGACGGCCCATTAACACCCACAACCACCCTGATCAGAAAATACAGCAACTATGGATCTGCCGCTGTTGAGCCTGTGCAGGTTGCTGACGTGACTTTGTTTGCGCAACGAGGTGGTCGTAAGGTGCGAGAGTTTAAATTCGCTGGAGACGTAAACACGTCAGGCTATCAAGCACCCGACATGACGATCTTGGCCGAGCATATCACAGACGGCGGCATCACCCAGTTTGCTTATCAGCAAGAGCCAGAATCGATCATTTGGGCGCTGCGGTCTGACGGCACTTTGCTTGGCATGACGTATCGCCGCGAAGAGGATGTTGTGGGCTGGCACAAGCATGTCATAGGTGGCGTGTTTGGATCTGGCCAAGCGGTTGTTGAAAGCATCGCGCCGCTGCCCACCGACACCGGGAATGATGACCTGTATATGATCGTCAAGCGCACGATCAAATCACAGACAAAACGCTACGTCGAAGTGCTGAAAAAGTTTGATTTTGGCAGCGTGACCACATCTGCATTCTTTGTGGACGGCGGCTTGGCTTATGCTGGATCTGCGACCACCAGCTTGTCCGGGCTGTACCACCTAGAAGGCCAGACCGTCACCATATTGGCAAACGGCGCAACGCACCCAGACAAGGTAGTTAGCGGCGGGGCAATCACGTTGGACTACTCAAGCACAACAGCAGCCGTTGGGTTTGGATTTACATCCAATATGCAAACAATGCGGATCGAAAGCGGCAGTGAAGATGGCACCAGCCAAGGTAAGCCCAAACGCATACACGCTGTTACAT